CCGCTAACGCGGCTTCCCGCTAGATCGCCTCCTGTGAGGGAGGTGATGATCTAGGTACCCGGCTGGTTGTCAACCAGCGCCAACTCATAAGCCCTGAAAAGCTTAAGAAGCGTCGCTCCGGTTCGACTGGCAATCACACTTGCGGTCCTTTCAGAAGAAATTCTGTCTGGATCGGGAAAGATGATTTGGTTACCACATTGGAGTATTTCAATGTTAACCCACGGCCTAGATTCGTCTTGTAGCTCGTCCATTGTTCTTTGGAGTTGTTGTGTCGCAAGACCAATAACTTTAAGATACGGAATAGCTAACATGACTATAGTAGGATTACTTGGTGGAGTACAAACCTTGTAGAGAGTAGGCAATAGACGCATAGCGGCATAATGCCCCTGCGCTAATCGCTCATTCGCTACATTGATACCGTTATGCAGTGCGACTAGTTGTACTTCGTAGACCGATTGCATGAATCCTCGGATTCATGTCGATGGGTCAGCAACGGGACTAAATTGGGCGTACGTGGATGCGAGTAATCGCATGGCCATGATACCCTCCTTTTTATCCTCGTTGTTTAACGAATAATACAACAGTCCACATCGATATATAAATTGGCTTCTAATCCTTCTGGATCTAGAACCTCAATTTAAACTTCGAAGAAGCATATCGATATCATTTCCATCCGGAAACCCTTGACAAAGGTTTGTTGCCCATCCCTTACCCATCGCTTTATAGAGTTCTAGAGCTAATCCGTGAGGATTTCTCTGGTTTTCTACAAGCGCATTGAGAGGAAAAGGACTTACCTCTATCCCGTTGATAAACCATCTCTTAGCCATTTCATACATATCTTTTGATATATGTGATTTGGATGGAGATATTTTAACACCGAGGGTATTGATAATGTCCTGGTATCTAGCAGCAACGTTTGTATCGTTTATTACGATATCGTCACCTAAGATTCGGTAGCCAGTGAAGAATCCTTTATTCCCACATAGTGTTGATGCATATTGCACAACAAGATGGTGGCATAAAGTGAATACAGCCCAACTTGAATAACCTCCCATAGGTTGCCCAACAGCATAGTTAACTGTTTGGCCCTTTGGTGTTATAAAAGGCTGGGTCATGATCCGCCGTCAGGCGGATGCCTTCTCTGGTCCAATAAGTTCAGCCAAGACTTGTTCCTGTAGTGATACAGGAAACCTGTCTGTAGCAGCACTTAGGTCAAATGAGTGGTAAACTGCATTTGGATTAGTTGGATCGTACACGGCTTTTGCGTCTTGATTAAAAGTCAAGTCTGTCTTAATACTCCTAAAACTCTTAAATAAAGAGTCATGGAGGCTCTTAAGGCATGTCTGTGACCAATAATCGAAGACAGCAATAGGTCTGTTCTTTCCTTCTTTATCCTTAATAACCGAAATTCTTCGTAAGAGGAACTTTGATTGTTCAGGATGTAATCCATGTGCAGCCTGCGTTAACAATTCCATATATTCTTTAAGGGTTTCACCCCCTAAGGTATATATGTCATCTTTCAGAGATTGCGGTAAAACCGTAAGATCTTTAAGACTTGTTGCTAACGCTTGCCCGTTCGGACCCTTCTTAGTACTAGAATGAACATGTTCTCAATTGGATGAAATTTCTAGTTTGTTCAAGAACCATTTTGATTTCTCAATAAGGTCTCTTGATAACTCTTTAAGTTTCTCCTCATTGTAACTAGGAGGTGATGTTATATTAGTTAAATCTAATTTTCCATCACCAGGTATAAGTCTACTTATTGATAAAACAGTAAGTATGAATCTTATATCTGTGGGATTTCGTGACTCAATGAATGGATGCAAAGGTTTTAACACCTTTGGTAATCCCTTCTTATTGATTCCGATTCTCATATCTATTACCCTGAGCGGTTCACCACATAGGAACCTTGTAACCACTAATCTGATGGTTTTACATCATTTAGCGGCGAAAAGGTCACCATGATTCTTTCTAATCTTGGAGAATTCCAAAAGGAAAGGATTAAAGTGTGTGATATTCAGTTTAGACGAAGGACT